GAACTGCCCAAGGGCTTCACCCTCCCGGAGCTGGACGATTTCTGGACTTCGCGCTGGTCGTGGTGTGTTAATGGTTCACACACGACCGAGTCATCCAGGTTGTTGGACATCCCACGTGATGCAATGCCTGAGTTCCCTAGGCTTTACCGGCGCATGGCCAGTGAATGGTTGGAGGACGAGCCGATCTCAACCTGGGACGGTACTACTTCCGTATCCGCCTCGGAGAAGTTGGAGCACGGCAAGACGCGCGCTATCTACGCGTGTGACACCCGATCCTACTTCGCGTGGTCGTGGCCGCTCAACGCAGTGCAGAAAGCGTGGAAGAACCGCCGTGTCCTGCTCGATCCGGGGAGGGGCGGCATGTCTGCCATCGGATCGAAAATCGGGCTGGGCAAACGCACGCCCGGGGTCAACCTCATGCTTGACTTCGACGACTTCAACTCCCACCACTCCACTGAGATTATGCAGATGGTTACGGAGGAGTTAATGTCCCGCTCAAACTCACCGCCCTGGTTGGTTGAGACGCTCGTTGCGTCCCTAGACCGCGAGTACATCAAACGTGGTAAAGACAAGCTCCACGTCAAGGGTACGTTGATGTCTGGGCACAGAGGGACGACGTTCTTCAACTCCGTACTCAATGCCGCGCTGATCCGGAAGTCTGCAGGGGCTGACCTGTATGATAGGATCTACTCGTTACACACCGGGGACGACGTATACGCACGAGTACCGTCCTTCACGGATGTTGAGACGATTCTCCGTGGGGCGGAGAGCATTGGCTGTCGGCTCAACCCGACTAAGCAGTCTATCGGCTTCAAACATGCCGAGTTCCTGCGATGTGCTTTCAGCGGAGAAGGGGGATACGGTTACGTGGCCAGATCTGTGGCCACGTGTGTTAGCGGATCGTGGACCAACACCGATCCGCTCGGCGTTCGTGAGTCACTCACGAATGCGATCGCCGTTTGTCGGTCATTGATCAACCGATCAGGACAGGCGGCGTTCCCTAGGTTGCTCGGGCCTGCCCTCCGAGTGCCTAGGGGGGTGAGTTTTCGGCAGTCAATTGAGCTACTAGCCGGCGGTCTTGCGTCACTAGATAACTCCCCCGTCTTCAACACGGCGCATAGGTTTCCAGTGTACACACTGAGCGCCGCCCCCCAGAGACCTAAACAAAACCTGGATGGTCTGCCACACAAGGCGACCTCCCAGTACCTGACCAAGCACGCTTCGGAAGTAGAAATCGAGGCTTTATGTCTGGCTCGGGTGGATCCTCAGCCCCTTATGGTTGCCTCTAGCTTTTCAAAAGGCCTAACCGAGGGTATAACTGACCCACCCCCGATGGATGTGAAG